GCTGCTTCAGTATCAAAATACAAACAGTATCCAGTAGGATTATTATCAAGGAAATTCTTAACGACGGCAAGACTGAAGAAAGTCTTTCCAGTAGAAGTTTCCCCTGCAATTGCAGTGATCTTGTTACCAGATACACCACCAAAGATACTACCAGATATAAGAGCGTTAAAAATGTAGCTGCCAGTATCCACATAAGTTTCAGTTTCATCAATTTCTGATGCCAGTTGCGTGTATTCTCCTCCAATTTCTTTTACAATATCTTTTAAAAAGTCCATAGTTTTTTATACAAAAAATGATTCTAATGTTGTACGTTCTCTGTAATCCCATCCAATACAACTAAGAATGGATTTAAGTGGATCTAGAAATGATTTTTCAAATTGCAACTCATAATCAATGTAAGGTGTTACTCCAATCTCAACGGGAAATTTTTGAATAAATGAAATTACATTTTCATGAATTGGGTTTGGTTTTTTCAAATAGCAAAATTTCACCTTTTCTCCATTATGAATCAAAGCGTACTTTTTGTCAAGCCCACCCTGTTTAATGTAATGATTATATAGAAGTGCCCCACGAACATGAATCGGAGTTCCTTTTGAGTAAATTTGATTTATGCTTCTATACTTCACAACATCTGATACAGATCTTGGAAATGAAATTTCTTCGGGAGTGAGATTTATAAATTCACTTTTGCATTTAGAAATAAATTTAATCATGTCACTTTCAGTGCCTATCATAATAACTTTAAGTGCATCTTTAATCATCTGACGGCATGATGCTGGAGTTGAAGATTTAACTGCCTCAATACCCATCATTTTTAGTTTAGGTTCATTATAACGAACACCTTCACTGTCATACACATTAAGAATATATCTCTTCTTGGCAATCCAAATTCCACGATCAGCAATACATTCACGTTTCATTTGCATTTTTTGCTGATATGCATTTAAATATTTTGCCAATTCTTCATAAGAACTTTCAATATACTTTTCAAGTTCTACCTTACAGATCTTATCGAGAAACGAAACAACGCTATTATTAGTTTTTTCTTTTCCTTGATATACTTTTTCAACCAAAGGCCCCATATGAAGATAGACAGAATCAGTATCAGAAGCAATAACATAATCAACATCTTCAGTTTTGAGAATTCTATTCATATACTTATTAAGTTTTGCTTCAATCCAACGAATTGCAACTTGACCAGATGTTGTAATTGCCTCAGCATTTTCTAATTTATAGTATCTGAAGTATTGATTACCTACAGCACCATAAGCAGAATTTAATTGAATTTTCTTTGCTAATTGAAAAATCTTTGCTTTAGCAATAGTATTTTTTAATTTTGGATTTTTAGTATTTTCATATTCCTGCTCAGTGGCAAGTTGTAATTTTTTCCAATTTACACGTTCATCATATTTTGATTGCATAAGTTGAGGGAGAAATCCATAAACATCTTTCCGATACATTGCTCCATTAGGACATATAGAATAGTCTTCTTCTATATCAAAATTAAAGGTTTGATTTAAAACACTGTTGACTGAAATTGAATGATGTTTTTCATTCACAAGTGTTTCCGGACTTATGTTGAATTCCATAATAAGATGAGGATACAGTGAATTTAAATCGAAGTTTACAACCCAATTATAAATTCCTGGAACTGGTTCTTTTACATAAGCTCCTTCATACTTATCATCTTTAGATGTATCTTCTTTGGGAGGAATAACAATATTTTTCTTCTTCAAATAATTGTATATAATAGCATCCCAAGTTCTCACTTGATAGAATACATCATTGAAATTGACTTTAGCGTCAAATGCCATTGTAATAGCAAGTTCAATAAGTTTCATTTTATCTTCAAGACGATCTACAAGTTGCACGTCCTTAATATTGTATTCAATATACTTTTGCCAATCTTTGGTATAAAACTCTTTGAAAGTTTCATACTCAGTGTGATCTAATTTTTTCTCACCAAGTTCAACAAATGCAATGTGATCCAAAGAATATCTTTCTTGATTGATATAAGTAAACTTCTTATACAATTCAAGATAATCTAGAATAGTAATTCCACCAATATCACATATAATATGGCTTTGTCCTTTAATATACTTTTCATCCTGAGTAACAAGTTTCCAAGGAGAAATTCTTTTCATTTCCCTAGTACCCAGAACTTTCTCAAGTCTGCCAATTACATATGGAATATCATAAAGAGAACAGTTCCATCCAGTAATTACTTCTGGGGGATTTTTTTCCAACCATAATAACAATTTATTTAATAATTCTTTTTCATTCCAGCATTCAAAATATTGAATATTAGGATCTGTATTATTAAATTGACCAATTCCCCAAGTAAATATTTTTTTAGTATTATAATCTTGAATGGTTACAGCAAGAATTTCTTCAATACATTCTTTTACAGTAGGAAATCCATTTTCAGAAGCAACCTCAATATCAATAGTCACAAGTTTAATTTTACTTAAATCAAACTTAATTTCATCTTCAGGATATTGATCAGAAATATATTGGTATATGTATCTACTATTTCCATAGATGTTAAAGTTTTCCACATCCTTATATTTTTTATAAAACTCTCTACAGTCTTTTACAGAACCAGGTTGAATTGGTTCTACATAGTGACCCTCAAGAGTTTTATATTCGGTTTTATTATTTGAAGGTAAAAAAAGAGTTGGTGAATATTTTTCCCTATTAATAAAATGTGTGCCATTATCATATCCACGAACCAGAAAGTCATCGCCAACCATCTGAACATTAGTATAAAATCTCAAATTAAATTACTCCGTTGCTTGGATGTATGCTTCCAAAAGTTCTGGTTTTGGTTCTACTATTGTAACAATATACTCAGAGAAAATTAAAATTTCGTCATCATTCGTAAACTCCTTCCAAGGATAAATTTCATATTTGCATTGAGGTAAACTGTTTCCAATTTTTACAGTAGGCGCATCTTCAAATGAAGTAACCTCTGAACGATTCTTAAAATCAAATGTAGTATCAATTTGATAAGGTTTAATTAATTTACAATTAGGTAAATTCAATTCATAATCAATTGTTAATTCCTGAACCTCAGTTATCAACCAATAATGATTCCTCAGCAAGATACACTTTGTTACTTTCTCTGGATTCTCCTCCAGTTCCTCCATCATATCGATCATTTCCTCGTCCATCTTTTTTCTCCAAATAGGAATTTATAATATCTGAATGTGCATTATAATGGGTTACAACCCAATCTGTGGGAATAAAAAATTCCTTATCAGTGGACAAAGGAGCCCAAGGATAATATAATACAGAAACCCCAGATCGTTTTTCTTGATCACTCTCTAATAAAAGATTCGGTTCTGTTATTTTTACAACATAAGGTTTTGTAAGTTTGTACGCAACTACCTTATCTAATCCATTTTCGTCGGGAAGTATTACTTCATGAACATCTGAAATAATGTCTTCTCCAGACTTGAGCATAGTAATCTTAATAGTCATAATTTTCTAGAGATAAACTCCGATCTTCTATTTTTGTAATGTAACTTGATAATTTTTCAAGATATCCTCTATTTCGCAATTCTTTGAATACTAAATTTTCAATAGAAAATTCACCACCTTTACGAATTGCTGATGAACGCATCTCTCTAATTTTTTCCTTTAATTTTTTGAATTCATCTAAGTCATCTGATTTGTTGAGGATAAGGAAATCTATCTTATCCATCATAGCACGAGTCTTTCCTTTTAACAAGGTTTTGTCAATTTGAGTTGATAATTTCCTTGGAAGAACTAACCATTTACTATATTTCACAGAATACACGCCTTGATTTGTTGGCCTTTTCAGACCCTCTTCTTCAGCATATAATTCTACATCATGATTATAAATTTTAATATCATGAGTTAATGCCCACAGTTGTTTTTTATCTTTTAAGAATTCATCTATAAGATCTGGACAATCTGGAAGTTTACTTTTATCTAATACTAAATGAAGATCTATATCAGAAAATTCTGTATAGTTATAATTAGCATTACCACCTACAAAAATTATATCTCTAATTGATGATTCGGGAATTTTAGAAAATTTTGCCCACTCCCTTGCAATTTGAATTAATCTCATTCTAACTTTGGAATCTAATTTAGTATTAGACCAAAATTTAGGATTAAGTTTATTGTGATATTTGTAAGTGAGTTTTTGATCAACAAACTCCTGTAAATACATTTTAGTTAGATTTAGGAAAAGGGGGAACATTGATGATTCTGACCATCTGTTCCCCACAGCAACGATAGTTTAGCTCATTATTATTTATAGATAATCTTTTCTCTTATGTGATTCTGGAACTATTCTTCCTAAAATTACTGTAAGTAATCCATCTTCAAAGTTTACAGAAGAGACTTCTGTATCATCAGCAAGAGACCAGGTTTTAGTAAAACTTCTTTGAGCTAAACCTTTATGTAGATAATTTGTTTCAGTTTCTTTATCTT